CGCCGAAGCGATCTCCTCGTCGAGAAAGCAAGATGCTTGATCTTCGTCGAGGTCGTACTTAGCCATCACATAAATGATCTTCAAGGACAAACCCTGAACGGTCATGAGCTCGATTACTCGAGCACGAGTGTATTCTACTTTTGGAGAAAAATTAACTCCTAGAGTAGGCAACTCAAATGGCGTAGTTACGACATGCTCTTCCTTAGAAGAGACTCTATTTTTGATGTTTTTTGCTTGGACAATCTTACCAATGTTATGATCCTTTTTAACAACACGAGTTAAATTGCTCGGATCAAAAACGAAAGAGCCACTGGTCTCGTACAACTTGAAAGTGATAGTCATATCCAAAGTTGTTGCTCCAGCAATAGAAAAAACAAAAGAGTTTTGCAAAACATTGCTGAGTAGAACAGAACAACCTGTAGTGGTGGTATGAGTTTCGAAAGTAGACGTTGTATTTGTGGAAGTAAGAACAGGATTAGTACCAGTACTAACAGTCATAGTAGCAGTAACTTCCATAAATTTAAACAAGACTCCACTGTCAGTAAAATCAAGATTATTAGTACCCCAACCAACACAGTGTTCGAGAGGAAAATCATTATCAGTACTGAAATTCCAAAGAGCAGCATTACTAAAAAGAGTAACACCAACTGGAGTGTTGGTGGACATAGTAGCAACAACAGCTCCTGGAGTGAATTCTTGTTTTTTAAACTCGAACTCAATCTCAAGGAAGAGCTGACCAGTAATTGCAGCACTGCCAGCAGCAGCACAACCAAAAACAAAAGCTCCCTGCATACTAAATTCAGGTTCTTGCTGAGCGTCTTTGTGATTAGGATCACAATAATACCAACCACCAATAGGACCTTTCAGCCCTTGTTTATTGTTAGATTTAACTGGTACGCTCCAAGTGACAGGTTGATTGGCAGTCCAAGTTTTGTTGCCCAAATTAGCAGTCTGACCCACGTCGAAATGACCAACAAGAGATGCGTCATACTCAATAAACTCATCAACACTAGAAATAGCGCTGATATAAAATGCAGTGAGCATACCAGTGTCAGTTAAAGACATGTTAGGAACCCAGTGCAATTTGGCAGTGGTACATCTGAACAAAGTATGAAAATCAGCATGCTGATAAAAATATTGTCCATAATTGTACGGATTGAGTGTACGATACTCAATAACTTGTCCAGGAAACCATTCGCCTCCCTCACCATTCAAGAGAATAGTGGCCTTTACTTTATTGCTAGTAATAACTGGCTTAGGTAAGTTGTAAGCGGAAATGGAAATACCAGGTGATGTAGCATTACCAACGGTACCAACAGGTCGTGTGCGTCGAGGTGGTGCTTGAACAGGACGCGGTTTGTGAACTTTTTTGTTTGAAAGGGCCTTGATAACATTTGTACCTTTGGCTGCTTTCTGTTGCTGTTTGTTCATAACAGCAGCCTCGAAAACTTCGAGTTGTCGTTTTGTAGGATGCATTTTCTTAATTTGTTTTTCAATACGTTTGTTCTTTTTGTTGTTTGGCATAAGAATTGAAGGTTTTAAGTTTCCATACGAAATACCCAAAAAATTTTTCAAATTCATTCCCAACCATGTAAGTTTTCCAGCAAACCCGAGATCATAAGCCTTCTTTGCAAGAAGCTGATCAGCTAAACGCTCTTCCTCGAAAGTAAGAGATTTCGCATAAGCAGCATCATGTTCTTTGAAAGCCTCGTCAAGTTTATCAACAGCTTTAGCTGCGCCAGAATAAGGACCAAATTTTCCATCAGAGTAACCTGGTCCACCATAATTGCCATAAAATTTGAAGTTCATTGATTGTAGTATTAAGTTTAAAAGCGACGCTGAGACTTTAATTTTAAAATCGCTTAAAAAGTGGAGTGTTGGTAATTGCATCTGAACGATATCGAAAAAAGTAACTGCTTTGATTTTCATCAAATGTTCTTTTTCGTCAGAGCGAGTAAAACGAGTAGAAGTCATACGAGCAGCGTAAGCACGAACGCGCTGGTAAAGTTCAATAAGAAAATGATACATATATGGATATGCAAAAGTGTACCAAAGTAAATTTGTAATTTTTTCAATGTAAATGGTGACATTGGCCAAATTGGCATTACGTTTCTGTTTACTGATGACTTGAAGAAGACGAGCTTCATCGACGCGAAAAAAGAAATAACCGCCACGATATGAACTGTAAATCGGATGTTTGGCACAGAAAGAAGTTTCTTCAAATTTGTCGCCCCACTTACGCTGCACCTTGAAAGCTAACTCTGAACATGCTTGAACATACATATCCCAAAACATTTTGGTGGCAGAACCAAACAAATCATCACCGGTGTGTAGAAGACTGACAACTCTACGAAATTCGGCAAAAGTTTGTACGCTGTGACTACGACAATAAACATAAATGGAAGTAAAAATCAAAGTCAAAGTATTAATGATAAGAGTTATGTATTCACCAGATACAACTTTACCACAAACCATATAAACAAGACCTTTAGGTAGAACAAAATATTTCATACCAATCATAGCAGACATAATACGTTCAGCCGTATCCAATTCTTCAGAAGTTTCAAGATACAACCAAGGTAAGACACGATTGATTATATGTTTACGAAACTCAACAACATTGGAACCATCAAAGTCTTCAATATCACTAGTTCCTCGTTCTTCTTGTTGAAGAGACCAGTGCATCCAAGCATCATATCCACCCTTCCATTCAGAAGAGCCGACAGAGGACATTTTGGTTTGAAAAGGAAGAGAGTTGAAATGTTGAACAAATTCATTGAAGTAGTACCATTCAATAACAAACCAAAAAACATCAACAGTGGCAAAAACACGCGGTCTGTTGACTTTTTCAGCAAGTCGAAATTCTTCTTTCTCAGACGCATAACAAACAGGCACAGGAATAACACCATCAAAAATACAAGAACGAACGTCTTGCATTAACAAACCCCAAACTGCATCATTATTAGCAATTTGACCTTTGAGAGTACAACCGTGTAAGTCACCCCAATAACCAGCAGACGAATCTTTCTTTTTCGTTTGCATAAACTGTCGAAGTATAGCCATCTTTTCATCGAAAGTTAAAGTTGAAGGTTTGAAAGTTGCAAAACAAGAAGCCAAGTATTCATCAAAAATACGTGTGGCCGCAGTAAAAGCAGGAATGTCAGGTTTGAAATCTCGCTCTCTAAGCATTTTCTTCCAATTTGGTGGCATTTCATTACCAGTTTGGGAAACACCATAGAGACTCAAAAGCTCTTTTTTCTCAGATGGTAATTCATCAATGACAGAATCAATAACTGTTTGCAAAGCGGCATCTTCATTACGATACATTTTAGATTTATTTCGCGTTTTGTCATAATCAGTAATATGACCGAAGAAAACAGTTTGAGATTTTTCATGAGGAACAAGAGCAGTAGTGTAGCCATGAAGAGCTTGGTTAAGTCGTGCTACAAATTTTGCAGTATAACCAGCATCAACAGCAAGAGGATTTGGAACAGCTTGAAAATACTGCTCATCACCAATAGTGCCACAATAAAAACCAAGAAGTTGATGTTCACTGTTGAAAACAGGTGATCCAGAATCACCAGCATTAAGACCATTAACTGTCATGAAACATTCATTGCGTAGCATATCGACCATAGGTCGCTTCGTTCCAACGCAAACAATAGTTTCAGTTGAACCACAAGCTGAATGCAATGCATAAACGGG